CGCTCCCGATTATGAATCAGCTAACGACGATCGGCCTCGTCGCGTCGGAGCGTCGGAACAATCTTATCCGCGTGCGCGCGAGCGATGAATCTGGCGCGATGAGCCTGGTGTATTCCGGACAGATCAACACGGCTTTCGGGGAATTCAACGGGGCGCCGAATGTCGTGTTCAGTGTGACCGCATTCGCCGCGCAGACGGCCGCAATTCTCCCCGTGCCGGCGGTATCTTTCCAAGGGGCAATTGACTGCGCGACTATCCTCGAGGCGTTCGCCAAAGTCGCCGGGATGACGTTCGTAAATAACGGCGTCTCCGTGCAACTGAACAATCCGTATTTTGCGGGGTCGACACTCGACAAAATTAAGAAATGCGTCGAGATGGCGCATATTAACGCATCGATCGGGCTTGATACGCTCACGATATGGCCCAAAACCGGCAACGTCGCGACGAGTACGGAGATCATCATTTCGCCTGATACGGGCATGGTCGGCTATCCGACTTTCTCCGCGCAAGGGCTCGGCATCGTGTCGCAATTTAATCCGCGTATCAACGTCGGAAATCCGATCACGGTGAAAAGCTCACTTCCCGTCGCGTGCGGCCAATGGCAGGTGTACAGCGTATATCACCGGCTACAATCCGAGACGCCAAACGGCGCATGGTTCACACAAATCGAGGCGAGCTCCCCGTATGTCAACTCCGGCAAGTAATAGCGGCCCGATCGGGCTTCTCGAACCCCAAAACGCGGCGGGCGATTACACGTCGCAGCTATTCATCATGCGACAGTTACTGTCGACGGTGCATACCGCGCAACTCGTCGTCGTGCGCGCGGTGACGAACGCCGGCGGCGTCGCGGCTGTCGGCACGGTCGACGTGCTCCCGCTCGTCTCGCAATTGGATGGCGCCGGGAACATGGTCGACCATACGACGATCTACCAGATACCGTATATGCGCCTGCAGGGTGGAGCAAATGCGGTAATTATCGATCCGCAAGTCGGCGACATTGGGCTCGCCGTGTTCGCCGAGCGCGACATTTCGAACGTCAAAGCGAATAAGGATGTGAGCGTTCCGGGCAGCAAGCGTAAGCACGATATGGCGGACGGGCTGTATCTCGGCGGATTTCTCAACGGGACGCCCGGCCAGTACGTGCGATTTAGCGCGGATGGCGTCGAGATATCCTCACCGACGGCGATCACACTGAGCGCCCCGACGATCTTTCTCAACGGCAACACGGCACAGGGTGGCGGCTCGCAATCGGGCACGATGACGTTTAATAACAACGTCGCGATTAACGGCACGCTCACGAACAATGGTAAGAACGTCGGCAGCACGCACACGCATAGCGGCGTGACGATCGGCGGCGGATCAACGGGGGCGCCGGTATGAAAACGTTACTTCTCGATCAGGTCGTATGGGATCTCGTGCTGGATGCGTCCGGAAATATCGCACTCGCCGCGGAACCCTACTCGATCGCGCAAGACGTCGCGAGCGCGGTGAAATTGTTCCTCGGCGAGCTATGGTACGACACGACAAAGGGCGTCCCGTACTGGCAGCAAATTCTAGGACAATGGCCTCCGCTCGAACTCGTACGACAAAAGATTACCGACGCGGCGCTCACGGTGCCCGATGTAGTGCAGGCGCGGACTATAATCACGGCATTTACAAACCGCCAATTATCCGGGCAAGTGCAATGCGTGGATTCCACCGGCGCAAACCATAATGTGAGTTTTTAAACGATGGCGACGAACGTTCCGGATCTACAATTTACGACGGCAGGACTCGTAATTCCCGCCGAATCCGACATTCTCGCCGGCGTTCAGGCGGACATTAACGCGGCATTTGGCGGCGATGTAAATCCGGCGCTCGAAACGCCGCAGGGGCAACTCGCATCGAGCGAAGCGGCGATTATCGGGGCGAAAAACGACGCGATCGCGCTCCTCGTAAATCAGGTTGACCCCGCTACGGCGTCGGGGCGCTTTCAGGATGCGATCGCACGGATTTATTATCTCGATCGCGAGCCGGCCGCGGGAACCGTCGTCACGGTGGCGTGTGTCGGCCTCACCGGGACCGTGATCCCCGTCGGATCGCTCGTCAAAGACAACCAGGGCTACACGTACGCCAGCACGGCGGCGGGCACTATCCCCGCGACGGGCTCGATTAGCCTCCCCTTTGTCAATCTGCAGGCGGGGCCGTTGCCGGTCGGCGCCGGCGCGATCACGGGCGCCCCGTATCAGGCTATCCCCGGATGGGAATCCGCAACGAATGCGGCGGCCGGCGTCACGGGGCGCAATGCGGAAAGTCGCGCGGATTTCGAATATCGCCGCAAGCAATCCGTGGCGCTCAACGCCGTCAACTCGCTACAGAGCATTTATGCGAACGTGTTCGCCGTCACAGGCGTGACGGACGTTTATGTCACGGAGAATTTTACGAACGCGCCGACAAGCGTCGGATCCACGGGCTACATGCTCGCCGCGCATTCAATCTACGTCGCGGCTGTCGGCGGCACGGCGGCGGACATTGCGCGCGCTATCTGGAATAAAAAGCCGCCAGGCGCGGATTACAACGGGAACACAAGCGCCGTCGTGCAGGATACGAATTATTCGATCCCGTACCCGGCGTACACGGTGAAATTCCAGACGCCGGCGAACGTTCCGATCCTGTTTGCTGTGCAGATCGCCAACAATCCGGCGCTCCCGTCGAATATCGTCGCGCTCGTAAAGGCGGCGATTATCAGCGCATTCGCCGGCGGCGACGGCGGCGCACGGGCGCGCATCGGATCGACGATCTTTGCGTCGCGCTTTTATGCGCCGATCGCCGCGGTGGATCCGAACGTCGCGATACTGTCGCTCCTCCTCGGCAAGACGGCGGCAACGCTCGCGAGCTACACGGCGGGGATTGACGAGGCGCCCGTCGTGAGTGCCGCAAACATAACGGTATCGCTCGTATGACGACGCCCGCCTTCCCGCGCAACACGGTAGTAAGTCAATACGCCAATTCCCCGACGATCCTGGCGCTCGTCGACGCGATGTACGACGCGATCTCACCGGATGCGGATATCGACGCGTTCTATGATTTCGTGTGGAACGTGGATACCGCGCAGGGATTCGGGCTCGATATTTGGGGCCGAATTGTGAACGTCTCGCGCAATTTGACGATCCCCGGGACGACGACTTATCTCGGATTTAACGAGGCGTACACACTGGCGACGCGCGATACCGGAGCGCAGCCTTTCGGCCAGGCGCCGTTTTATGCGGGAGTGCCGGCGACGAATACCTACATTCTCGCCGATGACGCTTACCGTACGCTCATCCTCGTAAAAGCGCTCGCCAATATCAGCGATTGCACCGTTCCGAATTTAAACAAGTTGCTGCAAACGCTATTTGCAGGGCGCGGCCGGTGCTATGTGACGGATACCGGCGCGATGGAGATGCGCTACGTGTTTGAATTTCAATTGCTCCCGTTTGAATTGGCAATTCTCACGCAATCCGGCGCCGTCCCGCGTCCCGCAGCGGTATATGCGCGGGTTCTCACGGTCGACGTGCCGACGACGTTTGGATTTAGTGAGGCGGGAATTTACGAGCCGTTCGGCCAAGGCGTTTTCTTTAATGGCGCTATTGGTCTACAGAATGCGGCATAATTACGAAACTTTGCGAGAAACCCCATGCAACTGAGCAACGCGCCGACAAAGGTAACGGTTCCCTTTGCGAATAGCGGAACGAAAAACGCCATTCCGACCGCATCGCAGATCGGCGTGACGCCGGGCGCGGCAAGCTACACCGACGGCTTCCCGCCTCTCACTTTTACGCCACTCGCATCGGGCGGCGTTCCTCCGGCGGGCGCGGATTTCAACGGCATTCTTAACGCGATTACGGCGTCTGTGCGTTGGGGGATGGCCGGCGGATTGTACGCATACGACGGCACTTTCTCGACGGCTGTCGGTGGGTATCCGCGCGGTGCCATTGTAAATAGTGCCGACGCCACGGGCGCGTGGCGCAATCTCACCGATAACAATACGACGAACCCGGATTCGGGCGGCACAGGATGGATTACCGCATTCCCTGCAGGCGTCGTCGGTGCGACGCGTAATCTGCGCGGCTATTTGTCGACGGGCGGCACATCACTAAACCTTACCGCCGACGAGGTAATCGTCGAAACGGTGCTCGGCGGCCAGTATTACCGTATCGCCAATCTGAATTTGACCGTCAACCTTGCGACGACGGGCGCAAATGGAATGGATACGGGCACGGCGCCAGCGAGCGGCTATGTCGGCGTGTACGTTATTTTCAATCCGTCGACGGGCGCGTCTGCGCTACTCGCAACAAACGCCACGGCGTCTGTGGTAGGAAACGTCTACGGCGGCGCAAATATGCCGGCGGGGTATACCGCATCCGCGCTCGTCGCCGTGTGGCCGACAACATCCGGCAGCATTTTGTATGGCGGATTGCTCGCCGATCGAAAATTTACGCGCGCAGCGATTACGGTACTGTCCACATCGTCGACAACCGGGACATATACGGCGCTCGCTATCGGCGCAGGCGTTCCGCGTAATGCAAAAAGCGTAGACCTCGGGATCAATATCACGCAATCCGGCGGCACGGCTGTTTCTGAAGGTTGCACGATCGCTACTGATGCGAGCGCTGTAGGCGCGCAACTCGTGCAAGCTGCGGCAAATCAATTGACGCAGCTTGTTGGATGGGTCGGAGGCATTCAAATGGCAACGGTGCAAACCGTTTATTACACCTGGGTCGCATCGGGCGCGGGATCGAATTCGCTCACCGTTTACGTAACGGGGTACACGTTCTGATGGAAAAGATTTATGTAATTTTCGATGGCGACGGACAAATTGTGGCGTTTTATTCATCGCCGCAGGCCGCCGTCCAGACTGAAGAAATCGCGACGAGCGACGAGCGATATAAGGCGTATTTCGATACGCTTTCCGCACAAATGCAACCGTGGTTTCCTACGCCGGAATAATAGATGTGATGGATCCGACCGATATTGCAAAGATTACGGGCTCGCTTGCATCGGCGCTTACGATCGGATCCGCGCTCCTTTATAAGTCGTATCGTAAATTAAAGACTGACAGCGCATCCGATAAGCGCGACGCCGACGAACGTCGCACCGATGAGGCGGCGAGTGCGATGCAACGCCGCACGATGGAACTCGTCGCCGCGTCCGTTGAGCAATGGAAAGCCGTCGCCGATCAAATGCAAGTGCTCGCGCGCAACGCCGAGACGCAAGCGCATCGGGACCGAAGGTTGCGCCAGGTCGCCGAGGCGCGTCTAGCACGCGTCCAAAAGCAGGCGGCCGAGGACCGTGCGAGCGATCGCCGCGAAGTCGAGCGCTTACAACGCCGGATCGGCGATCTCGAGGCAATCATCGGAAACCGTCGCACGACGGATGCGCCAGCATGATAAATCAGCGGATACACAATTGGATTAACCGCGCGATCGGGCCGATCGGGGCTGTGCTCGTATTGGGCGCGACGTTCGGCTCCGGCATGGCATTTATGAGCCTGTTCGATAACGCCGAGCGGCAAGGGCTTTACACACAAATCGAAGCGACGCGCGCGTCAACTGAAAGGGCGTGCACGACGCGCATGAGTGAGATGACGCTCACATACGCGGATCCGACCGGGCCGACGCAACGCCTCATCACGCAATTAACCGGGCGCGTCGACGAGCAAAAGCAACTCCTCGACAATATCGGGAAGTCGTGCGCGCTCGCCGCGCAGACGAGCCAGGATACGCAAC